CAAGCTGAATTTCTTCAAGCAATCGCTAAAGGAGAAAGAAGAATCTCGGTTAGATCGGGACATGGAACTGGAAAGTCTACTGCTGCATCCTGGGGTATGTTGTGGTTCATATTGACTAGGTATCCTTGTAAGGTAGTCGTTACTGCTCCAACCAGCGCTCAGTTATTCGATGCTTTATTCGCTGAATCTAAACGATGGCTTAAAGAATTACCAAAAGTGCTGTCTGAATTGCTTGAAACCAAGACTGATCGTATCTTTCTAAAAGCCTCTCCAACAGAGGCTTTTATTAGTTGTAGAACTTCAAGAGCAGAAACACCAGAAGCTTTGCAAGGCGTACATAGTGAGAATGTGATGCTCATCGCAGATGAAGCATCAGGAATACCCGAATCTGTTTTTGAAAGTGCTGCTGGTTCTATGTCTGGAGATAATGCAACGACCATATTGCTAGGAAATCCAACCAGATCAAGCGGTTTCTTCTTTGATACGCATCATAGAATGGCTGACTCTTGGTGGACCAGAAAAGTTAGTTGTATCAACTCTCCTAGAGTTTCTAAGGAATACATTGAGGAGATGAAGATCAGATATGGAGAAGAAAGCAATGCTTATAGAGTAAGGGTTTTAGGGGAATTTCCAGCATCAGAAGATGATACTGTCATTCCTTTAAGTTTAGTGGTGGATGCTCAAAATAGGGATATTCAATTAGATAAGCGGGCCAGTGTTATTTGGGGATTAGACATTGCACGATTTGGCAGTGCGAAAAGCGCCCTTGCTATTAGGCAAGGTCGCGTTATAAAGGACATTAAGAGTTGGAAAGGCTTAGATACCATGAGGTTATGTGGTGCAATTAAAGCTGAATATGATGCTTTATTTGATAACGATCTAAAACCAGTAGAGATCTTAGTTGATAGTATTGGAGTTGGAGGAGGGGTAGTTGATCGTTTGAGAGAGCTTGGCTTGCCTTGTGTTGGGATCAATACTTCTGAAGCTCCAGCTCTAAGTAAAACTTATCAGAATTTAAGGGCTGAATTGTGGTTTAAGGTAAAAGCCTGGCTAGAACAAAGGGATGTAAGAATCCCAAAAAATGAGCATTTATTAGCTGAACTAGTCTCACCTCGTTATAAATTCTCCTCTTCTGGCAAGATGATTATTGAAAGCAAGGACCAAATGAAGAAAAGAGGAATTGCTTCTCCTGATCTAGCTGATGCTGTTTGCCTGACTTTTGCTAGCAATGCAGCAACTGCTGGAGGGCAAACAGGGTTTGCCAACTGGAAGAAACCCATTAAAAGACAACTAAAAGGAATTGTATAAATGGATGATAACTTTTATAAAGCAGCCATAGCTCATTGGCAATCAGAAAGGCTAAAAGCTATAGCGACCTTGAGGATGCTATTTACAAAAAGCGTTGCAATTGGCGAACATACTGAGATATTAACTGAGATTCATAAATGGACAGATCTTTTATCCCAGGCAGAAGAGAACATCAAAAGCTTAGAAAAATACAAAGATAAGCTGATTTAGGGGGTATCTAGGATATTAGTTAAGACGAGATCGTGTCATAGAAGCGATTCTGTGAAGAGGTTTTTGTCATATTTTTTAAAATATGACAAATAACTTTGACTGTCCAGCTATTTGCCCACAACTCATGCCATCAAAAACACTAAGAACTTTCAATACCAGAACCAAGTCACTATAAGTAGGAAGCTAACAAATAAATATAAACCTCCTATTTGTTTATTAATTTTATTTAACTCTTTATCTGTATTATTCAAGTATTACCACTTTACTTTGTCTGACCAGTAAGCAGCTGACATTTTGCCCTTAGCAATGTTTTTAGCATGACGAGCTTTAAAACTTCTTCTTCTAGCCTTTTGCGTTTCAGATTCATTCATTTTAGGTTTACCAGCAGTCTTAACTCCTTGCTGACCAAAACGAATAAGCTTTAAATCATGTCCATCCTGAGCTAAAACCATGTGTGATTTTGTTTTATGTCCAGGTGTTCTTTTAGGCTTATTTACGCCTTTAAGATTATGTTTGCTCATCAAACTCTTTTTTCTATTTTCATGTGCCATAATTTATCCTTTAAAGTCGGAGGCCAGATAGGAGACTGGCCTCCTCATTTGCTGCCTAGCAGCGTGTTTGTCTTTGCGACAAAAACTCTACTCGAGGGTTAATGAGTAGTATCCAGATGTGGGGTTTCTGGTACTATTAGTTTAATCATTATTGACAATGTAAACAATTTATTTACATATTTAGTAAAATATAGGTATTAATAATCTATATATAGGGTTTACATGAAAGATTACGAAGAAGGATTAGAAGATGTTCTTATTGAGCCTGAAAGAATGTCTGATGAACTATTACAATCTATTTTAAAAAGTGAAATAGATGATGCGATTGATTTTATCGACAATACGATAAGTCCTATTAGAGCTGAGTCTGAAGAGTATTATTTAGGTAGGCCCTTTGGCAATGAAGAAAGCGGTAGATCACAAGCAGTATCAATGGATGTTAGAGATGTTGTTCAAGCAATACTACCATCGTTAATGAGGATCTTTCATGGTGGATCAAATGTAGTTGAGTTTGTTCCAATAGGGCCTGAAGATGTTCCTCTTGCTAAACAAGCAACTGATTACTGTAATTATGTTTTTCAAAATGATAATGATGGCTACTCAGTTTTATTATCAGCTTTTAAAGATGCTCTAATAAAGAAATGCGGAATTGTTAAATTTTATTGGGATGATCAAAGCGAAGTTGAAACTTATGAATTAGAAAATATTGATGATATATCTTTAACGACATTAACTTCAGATCCAAGAATAGAAATTGAAATTTTAGAAACTGTTCAGTCATCAGATAATGTTGACGAACTAGGCAATCCAATTAACTCTCACAATGTAAGGGTTATTCGTACTATCCCCAATGGGAGAGTACGAATAGAAAGCGTACCTCCTGAAGAGTTTTTAATAAATAGAAATGCTAGAACTTTAGAAGATGCTGATATCGTAGCTCATCGTAGGTATTTAACTATTTCAGAATTAGTTAGCATGGGTTACTCAGAAGATGAAGTAAGTAGCTATGCTACTAACGAAACAGATTTTGATTTCAACCAAGAAAGCGTAGCTCGTAACCAAGACTTAAATAGTTTTGATGATGATTCAAGTGATCCTTCAATGAGAAGGGCTTTATATGTTGAATCGTATATTTATGCTGATATGGATGGTGATGGAATAGCTGAAAGAAGAAGGATTTGTTCTATTGGTGAAAATTACGATATTTTGTTAAACGAACCAGCAATACATATTCCTTTTGCTACTTTCATGCCAGATCCAGAACCACATCAATTCTTTGGTTTATCTATAGCAGATATAACAATGGATGTTCAGAAAATTAAATCTATGGTTTTAAGATCTTCTTTAGATTCGTTAGCTTTATCAACACATCCTAGAGTTGGTGTTGTTGAAGGACAAGCATCTATGGATGATGTTTTAAATACTGAAGTTGGCGGTATTATTAGAATGAGAAATCCAGGTAGTGTTATTCCGTTCTCAATGCCTTACATTGGTAAGGAAGCATTTCCAATGCTTGAGTATTTAGATTTAGTTAGAGAAAACAGAACAGGAGTCTCAAGAGCTGCTGATGGTCTTGATCCATCAGCATTACAATCTTCAACTAAATTAGCAGTTGCACAAACTATTAATGCAGCTCAACAAAGAACTGAATTAATTGCTAGAAATTTTGCAACAACAGGTATGAAGCAATTATTTAAAGGTATTTTTGATTTAATCATTACTCATCAAGATCAAGAAAGAATGGTTAGATTAACTAATAAATTTGTTCCAATAGATCCTAGAATTTGGAACTCAGATATGGATGTCATTGTTAATGTTGCTTTAGGAAAAGGATCTGATGAAGAACGATTAGCTTTCTTGCAAACCATTTTACAAAAACAAGAACAACTACTTCAGCAATTAGGTCCTGAAAATCCATTAGTAAACATGCAACAGTATTACAATACTTTAAGCCAGATAGTGCAACTATCAGGCTTTAAAGATGTTAATAACTTTATAAGCGATCCAGCTAATTATCAAGCACCACCACCGCAACCACCTAAACCTGATGTTAATGAACAATTAATCCAGGTACAAATGCAACAGATACAAGCTGACATACAAAAGAAAGCAGCACAACTTGAACTCGATAGAGAAAAGATGATGCGTGATGATGATAGACAAAGAGATGATGATGAGGCTAATTGGTTATTAAAAGCAGCAGAGCTTCAAGCAAAGTTTGGCGCTCAAGTTGATGTTGCTCAAATAAAAGCTTTAGCCGATAGAGATAGAGAAGTTATTAAACAAGCTAATTTACAACCAGTGGGGAATATAAACAATGGCAGACCAAGATGATATTAAATTTGGAGATGAAGTAGCAAAATTAGTAAATGATCCATTGCTGCAAGAAATCATAAGCCTTCTTGAAACTGATCTCTTTGACGAATGGGTATCGTCAAAGAATGAGAAGCAAAGAGAAGAGATCCATGCAGAAATGCTTGGAGCAAATAGATTTTTTGCAAGAATGAAAGCATCAGTAGATGATGCAATTTTTTTAAAAAGTAAAATAAACAAGGAGCAATAATGGCAGATACAAAACCAACTGGTCCGATCAATTTAAGTGAAGCCAAACAAATTATGGAAGATCTTTTTGACCAGGACTCAAACGAGCAACCTGAGAGTGAAAGCCAAGATTTAGCGGCTAATAATGAGTCTGAAGCATTAGCTGAAGGCGAGGCAGAGAGTGAACAACTAGAAGAGCAAGCTTTAGAGGAGTCTGAAGAACTCGAACTAGACGATGTTTCTGCCGAAGAAAGTGAGACAGCAGAAGAGCAAGAAGAAGTTATAGAGGAACCTGAATCTTTTGACATCAAAGTAGATGGTCAAGAAGAGCAGGTATCCCTTGATGAACTTAAAAAAGGCTATTCTCGTCAAGCCTCTTACACTAGAAAATCGCAAGAGCTAGCTGAACAGCGTAAAGCTTATGATTCTGAACTTGCGAATGTAACTCAAGAGAGACAACAATATGCTCAATTAATTGGGCAGCTTGAACAACAACTACAAGCAGATACACCTAGTCAGCCCGATTGGGATGCTTTATATAAAGCTAATCCAATAGAAGCAGCAAGACAAGAAAGACAATGGCGAACCCAAGAAGAGGCCAGAACGAAAAAGCTCGAAGCTATACAGCAAGAGCAAGAAAGAATCAGGCAAACAAACGAAAAGGAACACGCTAATTATCTTCAATCAGTCATAACTGTAGAAAATGCAAAGCTTACTGAAGTGATTCCAGAATGGAAAGACAATAAGGTAGCTGGTAATGAGAAAGGTCAACTACGAGAGTGGTTACTAGATCAAGGAATTACCAACGAAGAAATGCAACAACTTATCAAAGCAGATCATGTCAAATTACTCAGAAAGGCATGGTTATATGATAAAGGTGTTAAGAGAGTGTCTAAAGCTCGAACAAAACAGTCTAACAGTAAAAAAACTGTTAGACCTGGTTCTAGTAAAAGCACACCTAATGCACAAAATAGAATGGTCAAGCAATCTCAACAGAAGTTACAAAAAAGTGGCCGCTTCGGTGATGCGGTAGATCTTATTAAAAACATGATATAGAGGTAAATAAAAATGGCAATTGTAACTAATACTTTTACAAGGTATTCAGCCGTTGGAATGAGAGAGGATTTATCCAATGTAATTTGGAATGTATCTCCTCAAGATACTCCATTCGTTTCGAATATCGGTAAAAGAAAAATAACTAACACAACTTTCTCCTGGCAAGAAGATCAGTTGGCAAATGCGGCAGCAAATGCACAACTTGATGGTGATGATGTTTCATCTTTTTCTGCGGTTGCAGCAACAACTCTTCGTACTAATTTTTCACAAATTATGCGTAAGACTTTTATCATTGCTGACAACTTAGAAGTAATTAATGAAGCAGGTAGAAAATCAGAACATGCTTATCAATTAGTGAAAGCTGGCCGTGAGCTAAAACGAGATATTGAACTAAATCTTTGTGGGGTGAATAATTCGAAGGTTAGTGGGGGCACTTCCACTGCTAGAGAGACAGGTTCACTTTCCTCATGGGTAGCAACTAATGTCTCTCATGGTTCTGGTGGTTCTTCACCTGGCGATGGCACTCAATGTACAGATGGAACACCACGAGCAATTACTGAAACTATTTTAAAAGCTGTTTTACAAAGCACTTGGAATAGTGGCGGTGATCCGCAAATGCTGATGGTCGGCGCACATGTAAAGACAGTTATATCAGGATTTTCAGGTATAGCTGCGAACAGATATCTTGCTCCGAGCGAAGGTCCTACCGTGATAATTGGGGCTGCTGATGTTGACTCAATGTTAAGCATCGCTGCGTAGGGATACGCAGGCAATAAGATGGTGAATTCAATGAAACTCTTTAGTACAAAGACAATATTGAGCCAAGCCCGAAAGGGAAGGTGCAACGACTATCCGAAAGGAGTACGCTCAAGCGAGCGGAAGCGCCATCCATCCAGAACGGATGATGATATAGTCTCAACTTCATGGCGACATGGAGCAGTTAATAACGGGAATAAGTTAGCGACTTATTTTGAAGAAAATTGTTATGTGAGTGACTTCGGTTCTGTTTCAATCGTACCTAATAGATTCTCAAGATCAAGAGATGCTTATGTTCTTGATCCTGAGTTAGCAGCTGTAGCAACACTGCGACCTATTCAGGAAGTAAAACTGGCTAAGACTGGTGATGCTGAGAAAAGCATGCTGATCTTTGAAGGTGGATTAGAAGTTAGAAATGAAAAAGGTTTGGGAGCTGCTTACGACTTAAGCGTTTCTTAATCGAGTAAAAAGTAAAGTGAAGGAGAGGGGCAACCCTCTCCTGATCTTTAGAAAATGATAAAATAATGTATAGAAAAACATATATATGGTTATGAAAAGAATAATTGATAAAGATTTAGCTACAAGCACAACAACTAATTTTCAATATGAAGAATCAAGTAGCGGTAGAGAAAGTGATGATTCAATCGTCATACAAACAGTACAAGATGTTTCGTCAATAATTAAACATAACAAGATACAAGCAAATGAAATAGATAAGCATCAAAAATATGGGGAATGGAGCAAAGTAGCTTCTATTCCTATGAGTATTTATTACGAACTAAAGAAAAAAGGAATTACTAACGATCAAGCTGCAATGAAAAAGTGGCTTAATGATCCAGACAATAAATATTTTAAAACAAGAGGCGGTAGGATTTAATGGCAATTACTACTTATAGTGAATTACAAAGTAGCGTTGGAGATTGGTTAAATCGTTCAGATTTATCTTCAGTGATACCAGATTTTATTACTTTAGCTGAAGCTCAGTTTAATCGTTCTATTAGACATAGAAAAATGGTAACAAGATCAACAGCAACTATATCTGAAAGATATAGTGCTACACCTACTGACTGGATGCAGACAGTAGCTTTAAATCTACAGACTGATCCAATAGAGCCACTTGAATATATTACACAAGAACAAATTAATGAAAAAAGACATGCTTCTAGTGCATCAGGTAGACCAAAGTATTTTACGATGGTAGGAACTGAATTTGAAGTATATCCATCTCCAGATGCAAGCTATACAGCAGAAGTTGTTTATTATGGAAAAGTAGAAGCCTTATCAGATAGCAATACAAGTAATTGGCTTTTATCTTTATCACCAGATATTTATTTATATGGAGCGCTTATTCAAAGCGCACCATATTTACAGAATGATGAAAGACTAGGAACATTTTTTGGTCTTTATGAAAAAGCCATTGCTGATATGAACATCAGCAATGAAAGATCACAGGGACAAGTATCAATGCGAATGGCCTTTAAGCCTTTGCAATAATGCTGTCCTTTATACAGCCTGGAACAGTAAAAGTAAGTACCACAAACCATCGTGGTTTTACACCAGAAGAAATAGCGGAAAGAACAGTACACCAGATTCTTAACATAGCTGACACTGCCGATCCAAAAATAAAAGAGCAAGCTAGAGCGTTTAAGACACGCATCTTTCATATTATTGTTCATGCAATGAAAGAAGCGATTGTAAATGACAAAACAACTTTAGCTAATAAATTAAGAGAACAAGGTCATAAAGATATGGCTTTAATTTTGGAGAGATTATAAATGGCAATATCACAAGCAATGTGTACCAGCTTTAAAAAAGAACTGTTAGAAGGCGTACACAATTTTAAAAACTCAGGTGGCAGCACCTTTCAAATTGCTTTGTATACATCTAGTGCAAGTCTTGGAGCTGCTACTACAGCATACACTACAAGCAATGAAGTTTCTGGAACTGGATATACAGCAAAAGGAAATACACTCACTAGAGTTGATCCAACAACAAGCGGAACTACTGCCTTCACGGATTTTGCAGATACTTCTTGGTCAACAGCCACGATAACCGCACGAGGAGCTATGATTTTTAATGATAGTGCTTCTGGTGATCCAGCAGTAGCTATTTTAGATTTTGGTGGAGATAAGACTTCGACGGCTGGAAGTTTTTCAATTTCTATGCCCACAGCCGATTCTTCAAATTCAATTATCAGGATAGCTTAACAAAATGGCTGATACCAAAGTTGCATATCAAGGCTGGAACTCATCTAATATATATTTTGGAGAGTTAACTTATGGTGATGCTGAACAAGCAATCACTGGCCTTACTTCAGCTTTAGGATCAGTAACAATCAGTGCAGGAGCAAATGTTTCTGTAACGGGATTAGCTGGCACAACTTCATTAGGTAGTGTTAGCGTTTCAGCAAATGCCGATGTATCAGCAACAGGTAATGTTGGCACAGGCGGATTAGGAAGTATTACAGCTACAGGTACAGCTCTTGTATCTCCTACTGGTAATGTTGGTACAAGTGCTTTAGGTAGCGTAACTATTTCTGCTGATGCAAATACCAGTGTAACTGGTAACGCATCAAGTGGAAGCATTGGATCTGTAACAGCAATAGGAGGAGCCATTATTTCTCCTACTGGAATCAGCATTACTGGTTCATTAGGAACAGTTGTAATATCAACTTCAAATATTATTTCAGTAACAGGCGTTTCATCTACTAGCTCGCTTGGTAGTGTTACAACAACTGGAAACTCATCAATTACATTAGAAGGTTTAGCAATGACAGGCTCCATTGGTATCCCTTTTATATGGGGTAAAGAAACGAATGTGTCAACTTCTTGGAACGAACAAGGAGAGGCTGATACTACATGGACAGAATCACAATCTGCTGCGACAACATGGAAAGAAGCAGCTTAATAGAGGAATAGAATATGCCATCAAGTTATAACAATGATCTTAGAATTGAAGAACAAGCTACTGGTGAGAATAGTGGTGACTGGGGAACTAAACTCTCAGCCAGCATAAATCAAATTTCGAGCGCTCTTAGCTATGGCTCAGAAGCCATAGCGGATGCTTCAACACATACTATCACAATGGCTGATGGAACTGCCGATGAAGCCAGAAGTCTGTATTTAAAATGCACAGGAGGAGGTCAAGCTTGTACTGTTACTCTAGCTCCAAATACTGTTAGTAAAGTTTGGTTTATTGAAAATGCAACATCCTATACGCTTACTTTTAGTCAAGGATCAGGAGCTAATGTTGCTGTCCTTGCAGGTCAAGTAAAAGTAATAGCCACAGATGGAGGTGGATCTGGAGCGGTTGTTTATGATGCGTTTACAGATTTAAGTTTGGCAGGAACCCTTTCTGTAGCTGGAGCTATTACATCTTCTGCTGGTGCAACTATTACCACATCTGATAATTCGGATAATTTAACACTTACATCTACAGATGCAGATGCATCATTTGGCCCTAATTTAAGGCTTTATAGAAATTCTGGTTCACCTGCTGATGATGATTTGGTAGGAAATATAGAATTTGAAGGGCGAAATGATAATTCACAAGATGTAGTGTATGGCCGACTATTTACTAAAATATCAGATGCTTCAGATGGTACAGAAGATGGAATAATGCGTTTTGATATTATGAAAGCTGGTTCATTGTCTGATGTTTTAACTTTTACCCCTGATGAATTAGCGGTTAATGATGGGTCATATATCTATGATTTCAGGGTTGAGTCAAATAATAATGCAAATGCACTAAAAGTTGATGCAAGCGCTGATACTGTTTCTGTAGGTACAACACTTTCAGTAACAGGAGCAGGTAATACTTTAACATTAGATGCTGCAAGTGGAGTCACTTATCAAAAATTTGCAGAGAATGGAACAGGTAGATTTTTCTTAGCTACTTTAAATGGAGCAGATGGACTAGCCTTTGTTGATGCAGATGGAAGTGCTGAAAGGATGCGTATTACTGCTGATGGAGATGTT